TGGCACTGCTCCCTTGCAGGAATCTCTCCCCTAATGACCAGATTTGACCCACCAACAACCGAAAGGCCTAAGTCATGACCCAAAAGAAAACAGATGTGCCAGAGGTTAAACCAATGAGTATTTACCTATACTTGGAATCGGCTTTGGCAGCTTCAAATTTTATCTCTGCCACTGATGCAGCTGCCGTTCATCTTGCCCGGCGCATGGCCACGGCCTTAGATACGGCCTTTGACATGGGCGCTGATCTCAAAGACATAACAGCCCTATCTGGTAAGTTCTTAACAGTGTTGCAACAACTCCACTTAACGGTGGAGACTCGTACTGCCAGTAAACAAGAGGAACATGATGGAACAGCCTATGTCGGAGACTTCCTACGGCTTGTCAAAACCAAGAATCCAAAGCCCCCAGCTAAAACTGCCCAGCGCAGGACCGCTAGTAAGCCAACTGGCTAATGAGTTAGGTGTTCCATTACTGCCTTGGCAGGAACATGTTTTAGATGATGCCTTAAAGGTAAATCCAGATGGCACATGGGCAAGGTCTCAAGTGGGTGTGTTAGTTGCTCGCCAGAATGGCAAGACTCACATGATGCGGATGCGGATGCTGGCTGGCTTGTACATCTTTGGAGAGAAATCCATTATTGCCATGTCACAGACACGCCAACTATCACTAGATACTTTCAAACAAACAGTAGACATGGCAGAGAGCCTTGACTGGATGCGTAAACGGATCAAACGAGTCTCCCGGACTAACGGACAAGAGGAGATTGAGGTCTACTGCCATCACTACCCCAAATCTTGTACAAGTAAATGTGAGCGTTTACGCAAGTACGCAATTAGAGCTGCGACAAGCGAGGGTCCACGTGGTTCAACTGCTGACCTGCTTTATGTAGATGAGTTACGTGAAATTGATGAGGCTACATGGGCAGCCGTTACCCCGATCACCCGAGCCAGACCAAATGCACAAGTATTTTGGACATCTAATGCTGGCGATCTCAATAGCAATGTCTTAAATGAACAAAGGCGTAGAGCCTTAACCTTTGAGTCCAGTCGAATGGGTTACTACGAATACAGCGCGCCTGCCGGGTCAGATGTAAATGATGAAAAGGCATGGGCAATGGCTAATCCTGCAATGGGACACACAATCACAAAAGAAAACATTAAAGATGCATCAATCTTTGATACTAAAGATGCTTTTAAGACAGAGACACTTTGTATGTGGGTAGATGCCATTGATTCACCATGGCCAATGGACATGTGGAATGCTGGCGAAAGAGAAATAGCACTTGAGGATGAATTACCTACATGGATGGCTATAGACCTTAACTTCAATAGAGAAATTGCTTGTTTAGTTACTATTCAAGAGCGCCCAGAGGGCATGGCCGTATTCCTACATGAATGGAAACGTGAGGGTGGAATAAATGACTTGGAACTTACAGGTGAAATTGCACAATTGGCTCGTAGATACCGACCTAGAAAACTTGCTTATGATCCAAACACTGCAGGGTACATTGCGCCACGATTGGCACAAGCTGGTGTAGCAACCGAGCCAACACCATGGGCATCTGCAGGTTTTGCCATTAGTTGCGATCAAACACTCAATGCAATGCAATCTGGTAAATTTATTCATCCCGGACAGCCGACATTACATAGTCATTTAGTGTCATGTGCAAGACGTCCAGCATCAGATGGTGGATGGCGCATTGCGCGTAGAGCTGCTCAAGTACCCATCACAGCTGCTGTGGCATTAGTAATGGCGGCTGGTCATGCTTGTGCACCACAACAGACTGTGAGTATCATTAGTTCTTAAGGTCTACTTGGCAGTACCCCATGTGTGGGCTAGTCACTCCTATCACTAGCCCACACATTCCGACACGCTTACCAGATGCTTAAATGTCACACATTTGTGAGATAATGCAGTATGGGTTTTATTGATTTCTTATTGGGTACTCCAGAACAGAAACCAGACATTGAAGCTCGTGCAGGTATTGCGATCCCGTTTTATCAGGATGCATACTTCACGCCCTTTAACACTTTCCGCGTTGATCGCTCAAGCGCAATGCAAGTTCCAGCAGTTGCCAGAGCCAGAAACATTATCGCTGGCACAATTGCCACACTTGGACTTAATTCATACAACCAAATTACTGGCGCAAAGATTGAGGGTCGCAAAATCCTTGAACAGCCTGACCCAGCACTTCCAACAGCAGTAACGATTGCTTGGACGGTTGAGGACTTGTTATTTCATGGTCGCTCATTCTGGCAGGTGCTTGAAGTAAGCGCCGAGGATGGCAGGCCAACACAGGCTCGCAGAATTGATCCAACACGCGTTACATTCACAACTGATCTAAACACTCAAGAAATCGTTAACGGTTTTTACATTGAGGGTGGATTACTACCTGCAACTGGCGTTGGATCACTAATCATGTTTAGCGGTATTGACGAGGGAATCCTTAACCGAGGTGGCCGCACTATCTCCACAGCTTTGAAGTTAGAGGAAGCCGTCCAGAGAATGGCCAGTGAGCCAAATCCGACAATGGTTATTAAAAATTCTGGCGTTGACCTACCACCAGAGCAAGTATCTAGCCTGTTAGCACAATGGAAGCAAGCCCGGGCTACTCGCTCAACTGCTTACTTGTCAGGGCCATTGGATGTAACAACCTTTGGTTATGATGCCGGGCAAATGCAACTTACAGAGTCACGCCTTAACACAGCTGCTGAAATTGCCCGTATGTGCAACATTCCTGCTTGGTACATCAACGCAGAATCAGCAAGCGCCACTTACTCCAACGTAAGCCAAGAGCGCCGAAGCCTTGTTGATTTCTCATTGAAGCCTTATATGGCTTGCATTGAGGAAAGACTGACAATGACTGACGTAACCCCACGCGGTCAAAAAGTACGTTTTGATCTAGATGATTACTTACGCGGAAATCCACTAGAACAAATCGAAGTTCTAGAAAGAATGCTTGCAGCTGGACTCATTGATGTAGATGAGGCTCGTGAGGAAATGGATTTAGCACCGAGAGGCAATGAAAATGCAAATTAACTTTGACGGTCAGGTATTAGCCGCTGACACAGAAACCCGAACAATCAAGGGACTAGTGGTTCCTTTTGCCAAGGTCGGTAACACATCCGCTGGCCCAGTTCGCTTTGAGTTTGGCGCATTTGGTGACATTGATGCCAGCCAAATTGTGTTGAACATGGAACATGACCGCACACGCCCATTGGGTCGTGGCATTGCTGGATCAGAGGAAGTCACACCAGCAGGTGTATCCATGGCCTTTAAGATCGCACCTACTGGCGCTGGCAATGATGCACTTGTAGAAGCATCCGAGGGATTACGCCCGGCATTTAGTATTGAAGCCAAAGTTAATGAGTACACAATTGAAAAGGGTGTCATGGTAGTTGCATCTGCAAACCTTGAAGCCGTTGCTCATGTAACTAACCCAGCATTCAAAGATGCGCAAATCCTTGACGTAGCAGCTACCGAGGAAACCCCAGAAACCACCGAAGCAGAAACCCCTGCAGAGGAAAACCCACAGGAGATAACAGTGGAAGAAACAACCGCACCAGTGGCTGATGAAGTAACCGCGTCCGCGGTTGTTACAGCAGCTGCACCAGTGGCTTACGTAAAGCCTCGTAGCCCAATCAACAGCCAAGCCTCTTACCTAGAGCACAGCATCAAGGCCAAAATGGGCAACCATGATTCAGCCCAGTATGTAATGGCCGCTGATGATTCATTCAGCACCAACCCAGCATTCACCCCAGTTCAGTACGTAAACACCGTAATTGACAACTCAATCGGATCACGTCCAGCCATTGATGCAATTGGTTCACGTGCAATTACAGCCTCCGGGATGGTGATTTCTCACCCGAAAATCACGACTAACGGTACGGTTGCAGACACCAACGAAGGTGCAGGCCCATCAGAGACTGGCATCGTCAGTTCATACGTCAACCTAGATGTAAACAAGTTTGCAGGAATGCAGCGCTACTCAGTAGAACTACTAGAGCGTTCATCCCCAGATTTCTTCCAAGCAATGGTTGATAACATGACACGCGCCTACAACAAGGCAACTGACGCAGCTGTAATTGCAGCTCTAACTGCAGGTGGCACACAGGCAACAGCACAAGATGCAGATTCTGATGGCATCATCGGATTCGTATCTAGCCAAGCCCCAGCCGCTTACCTAGCAACTGGCGAATTGCCAAGCGCTTACATTGCAGGCACTGGCCAGTGGTCATTGTTAATGGGTGCAACTGACACAACCGGTCGCCCAATCTACAACGCATACAACCCACAGAACAACGGTGGAGTTGCAGGCCCACAGTCCCTACGCGGAAACGTGCTTGGACTTGACCTTTATGTAGATCCAAACGCAGTTTCAACTGTTATCGATGAGTCAGCATTTATTGTTACTCCATCCGCAGTTGCAATCTACGAAAGCCCAATCCTACGTATGTCAACAAACGTAGTAACTTCTGGCGAAATCGAAACAGCACTTTACGGCTACCTAGCCGTTGGCGTTTTGACCGCTGGCGGTGTTCGTCGCTTTAACCTGACCTAAGTCAGCGTTAGTTAGAAGTGTGGGGGATGCGGCCCTGTGTCCCCCACACACTTACACATAGATAAGGATTTAAGATGCCACTAATCGCACTTAGCGAGTTAAAAGCCGTACTTGGTATTGGTGACATCTATGCTGATGCAATCGTGCAGGCAGTGGCAGATAGTGCCGAAAACATAATCCTGTCTTACTTAATTTTTGATGATGTAGCCATCAACGGCGTAGAACTGACAAACAATGTCGCTCGCTTTTACTGCTACGACAATACATTCGTAGTCGGTCAAGCATTGACCGTAACTGGATGTGGCTCACCTTTTAACGGTTCCCGAACTGTCAGCAAAACTGGTTATGACGAATACGGCGTATCATGGTTTGAAGCCGCAATTACAAACGCGGACATTACTAAGCGTAAAGTCATCCCCAATGGCCGAGCAGTGTTGACCAGTCAAGCAGCTCTTTATGACACAACCCCAGAAGTACGCGAAGCCGCTTTAGCCGTTGCCTGCGACATCTGGATTACCCGCACTGGCACACTAGGCCAGCAAGGCGTTGACTTCCAAAGTCCAGCACCGTACCGCCTAGGGCGCTCAATGCTTACTCGTGTGTCAGGCCTACTTGGCAAGCACTTAGATACCCGAGGCTACCTTGGCTAATTTAGTGACAATGCGTAACGCACTGGCTGAGACTTTAAGAGCTGCCGGGCGCGTAGTTTATGCATACCCCAATGAGAACATCACCCCACCAGCCATTGTGCTTGTGCCGGGATCGCCTTACATGACCGTTGGCGCAATCGGTGGGAGTCGTATTCACGTTAGGTTTGACATTACTTGCATCGTTAATGCAGCTGACAACCAAGCAGCTCTAGCAAACTTGGAAACTTTAATTTTGTCAGTAACCGATCTACTAGCCAATAACATTTCGTTTTTGGGTGGATGGTCACAGCCGACAGTTCAGCAAATCGGAAACGCCGATATGCTCATCAGCCAACTCAACATCGAGATGGTCAAAACCAACTAGGAAAGGCAAGTCATGCCAGCAACATACATAACTGGTCGGAATCTGACTCTGAGCATTAACTCGGTGTCATACGCTGATCAAGCATCAACAGTTACACTTGAGCGCGAAAACAACCAGCAGGTTCTAGAAGTGCTATCTGGTCGCGCCTACAAGACCGTAGACAAGACCGCCACACTAAATGTGGAACTATACCTAGACGATTCAGCATCCGCTGGAATTATCAGCGCACTTTGGGATGCAGCCAACACTGCACCAGACACATCTCTGGCATTCTCGTTTGATGTCAACGGTGACACATTTACTGGATCAGTATTCCCGGTATTCCCAACCGTTGGTGGCGCGGCCACTGACGTATTGACCACATCTCTCAGCTTTGTCGTTGAGGATGGAACAGTCGCAAGAGCGTAACTAGCAGAACAGGG